TACACTCCTGGTGCTTACAGTATTACTACTGCTGGTGACAGCTTTTCGTATTCAGAGTCGTACATAGAAGGTGATGACGTTCCGGCCGTACTTTCAACAACTGTTACGGCAGGTGTCGTTCCAGCACTACCTATATTTGGAAACACAACAACAACTGCAGGCGGTGTAGCAGGCACTCTGGCGGGGACAATTGCTACAGATGGTGCATTAGCAATTACGGCTGGTGGTGCTGGCACTACGGCAATTGGCCAAGTTATTCAGGAGCTAACTATCAAGTGAAAATCCTGCTGTTGTTGCTTTTGGCTGCCCCAGCGGCAGCCGTACCAATCGTTCCTAACTTTCAGCAAGGAACACTTTCCAGCACAACAAAGACAACATCAAAGGTTATTGAAGTCATTAACTCTTACGAATATCGCACGGGTTATGAATACACAGCTAGCGGCACAAATATTCAGCCTTCTGGCGGGCTTGCTCCACAAAGCTTGACGACTACCACCAATACATTGAACGGTGTTTCAAGCAAGTGGACTGGACTTGATCCTGCATCTAGACCAACATGGAGCATCGTTAAGCCAGGCGCTGCTTTCTCCATAGTTGAGACTCTTTCTGGACCAGGGCTTACAAATCACACGATCATAAATAGAGAGACTGACATCGAATCACTTACAGAAACCACCAGCACCTTTACCCAATGAAGCGTGTCCTAGCAGCTTTGCTGTTATTCACTGGGCCGGTAAATGCTCAGGTTAGTAGTACAGCAGCCCCCGTTGCGAATAGTTCGGGCTCAGTGACGAATCAATCCGTGCAGGTGGTCCCGAGCAGCACTTTTAGCTCTGTGATTAACGGCGTTAGCTGCCAAGGGGCAAGCTTGACGATTAACCCTTTTCTTAGTTCAACCACTGGCTGGTCTGATCCGTATGAACGCTATTACAACGAGCCTGTCTATGACACGCTTGACATTACTGGTGCGTTTGATCCAGAAGGCAATCCCGTTCCAGATGGCAGACCAGACAATCCTGGTCGCGTGCTTTTCAGAAAACCAGTAAGGACAGGGCAGAAGACAAATTTCTCAGTCAATGGCGGCATCACTGCACAGATCTCAATCCCACTAGATCGCAGTCATATCCGCACTTGCCGCAAAGCAGCAGAAAAGCAAGTCGAGTTGATGGAAGCAGCCTTGGCTGATAAAAGGCTTAACTACGAGCTTGCAAGACTTAAAAATTGCGCTGAACTAATGCAAAAGGGCATCAGTTTTCACCGCAGGTCGCCCTACAGCAAGATCTGTGCCGATGTCGTCTTAGTTAATCCGCCTGGTGTCTTGCCGCCCCACACACATTCAATCCCTACTTCTTCAAAGAACGCTGAAACTTCCGACGCTGCCAAGCTGACTCAACAACAGTCTTCTTCCCAAGCTTCTCCTTAATCTTCTTGATCGTCTTTTTGACAAGAGGCTTGATCACCTTCAGCAAAATATCGCCTAATGGTTTGGCTAGAACTGCCGCTGTTGTTGCGACAACCGCAATCGTTGCAGTCGTGACCACAACAGGCGAGCCAGGTAAATGGTTGCCGAGAATCGCTGGTATGTCCAACGATTTGAATTGCGGCTTGCATTCTCCATCGACACGCTTATAGCCAGTTATGACAGCAGTCTGAAGCTTATTTTTAGCTCCAATAGGTATTGCATCCGGTGGCGGACATGGCAGTTCCGTGTCTAAATTTGAAATGTCAGCAGGTGCAGCTGCTGGCGGAGGGGACTTTACCGGTTGCTGGGAGGCTGCCGGTTTTTCTTTTGGGTTTATTGCTGGCGGCTTGGCTGATCCATAAGTCAACGTGCCAGGCGTAAAGTCCAATGCAGCAGGAAACGATGGCATCGTTCCGTCACAGACAACAAAGTTGCCCTTTGGGTCTGTCGTATAAGCATCTGCATTCCCAGGTTGAGTATTGCGTGTCTCAACACAGCCAGGTATTTCCGCAACCGGAAAACCCAGCATCAAAGTGATTGGCGGTTCTTGCGGAATGCTTTGCGGCGGGATACTTCTCCACGTGGGTATTTCTGGAACGCCAATACGTCCCACACCAATCTCAGGTATTTCAGGCACCTATTAGAACGGTGACTTAGGTAGCTCGAATGCAGGCTCAATGACAGGGCCTGTTGCTGTTGGCAGTTCAGGCATCACGTCATCAATCTGACCTGGCACCATGTCAGTGACGAGCTTGGTTAGCTCAAGCTTTAGCTCACTCATGTAATACTTCGTCAGTGATGGGATCCTGGTGTAAAGCACCAACGTTCCAACAACCATTGCTCCAGACATCAGAAATGCTGTAGCGCCGAGCAGGTTAAAAACTTTTTGCATGATGATCCTAGATAAAACAAAAGGCCCCCTTGCGGGAGCCCCTTGTTGGTTCGTGTGAGAAACCTAAGCTAGTTATAGCTCAGAAAGCCCACTTCACGCCAAGCTTGGTTCCAACAGAAGGATCATCTTCTGCAGTGATGAAGCTCAGCTCGCCATAGATGCCAACGTTTTGGGCTACTTGGACGTTTCCGCCAACTTTGCCGGACAGTTCAAACTCAGAATCGCCACCGTCAGGAGCAACCAAGGCTGGACCGCCCTGCAGGTAGTAACCGTAAACGCCGTCAGAACCTTCAAAACCAACGTGGAAATCTGTTACAGATCCGGCGTAATCTCCGCCCGAATAACCGCCGTTATTCTCTACGTTGACATAAGGGCCTGCCAAGGCAGCTGAACCAGCGAGAACACCAGAAACAGCTACTGCGAATGCTTTGATCATTTGTAGAAGGAGGTGAGTTTTCTTGAGCCAGATTAGCTGGCCCAGTCAATGGACAGTTTTGAATCTGTTCCTTAATTCTCATCCGTTCCAGGAAACGTTGAGAAGTGACGTTTATGCAAGCCGGTGTAAAGACCACGCTTTGGATGGTCTGCTCTGTCTCTGCCCTCAAGCTTATAAAGCATGTCGAGCCAGACAATGCGATTATTCTGACTCTCAATGTCCGTAGCCCCGTAGGACGCAGACATCATTGGATCAGGTCTTTGCATCAGGCGGCCCAGGGTAAGCCAGCACCTGTTGTTGGTGTGCGCTTTTCCGTCAGCTGATTGTCCAAAGCAGTTTGGATTTCAGTCACCTTCTCTGCACCGCCAAGTGCAGTTTGCAGCCAAGAAATTGCTTGCGCCTCAGTCACATCGTCATAAGCGATCATGTCGTCAGCATCAGGTGCTTCAAGACCGATTGAGCCATACGCCCCACTGGAATAAACGCCGTCTTCAGTCTCTGCTGTGACGGTGTAGTGGAGCGTACTGATCACTCCGGTTTGAAGAAGTCTGTCGCATTGACCGACTTTCCATGTGTAGGTGTTTGCCATGATCAGGCTTTACCTGCTGTGATTGCGGAATTTAAAGGCTCAAGGTCTTCTGTTGTCCAGTAGTCCTTGGCAACCATCAGCTCCAAGTGCTCGACATTGCGAGCAACTGTTGCTGTTTGATCAGCATCACGAGAAGACAGAGCCATTAAGTCAGTGATGACAGTGACGGAATCAAGAGCTGCAGAATAGTTTTGAGCTATTTCTGCAGCAGTTGGCGTTTCAACAGACATGACAGGTCTAGGAGAATGATGCGAGTCTACGCGCTCTTCAGCGCAGCGACCTCATTCTGCAACTCTTTAACCATAGCCGTCAACTCTTGTACGGCATTTACCAGCACAGGAACCAGATGCTCACCTTTGTATTTGAGGTGATCAGCGTCTTCGGTGTCAATGATGACTGGGTTGTCACCTTCTAAGGCAAGGATGTCTTGCGCTTTGAATCCATAACGTACATCACCATCTGGTGTTTCAGTGTCACGATCTACCTTGAACTGATAGGCAGTTGGCTTGAGTTGATTAACAAAGTCCAGACCATACGGTACTGGAGCAAAGTTCATCTTATCGCGTTCATCTGATGTAACGGTCCAAGATACTTTGACGTAGGCATTAGTGATTGATGTATGACCTAAAGCTAGACGGTTGTTTTCTGTTGTTGTGGCAAACACTGGTCCATAAGACCCATTGCTGCTTATAAAACCAATGCCAATATTACCGGATCCAGTGGTGTTTGAGACCATAGCTGAGTATCCGAGGGCTACATTAGCTGTACCAGTGGTGTTGTTATAGAGAGTATCTCTTCCAATAGCTGTGTTTGTATTGCTAGTAGTGTTTGAATAGAGGGCTTGGTATCCGAGGGCTACATTACTAGCACCAGTGGTGTTGTTACGAAGAGCGTCTAATCCGTTAGCTACATTGTTGTTTCCAGTGGTGTTGTTGAGGAGAGAATTTAATCCAGTAGCTGTGTTATTAATACCAGTGGTGTTGCCAAAAAGGGCCTGATATCCAGTAGCTACGTTTGAATTACCAGTGCTGTTACTACGAAGAGCCCTCCATCCTGCAGCTGTATTGTAATTACCAGTAGTGTTGAGTAAGAGTGCATCCATCCCGTAGGCTGAGTTATCTCCGCCAGAAGTGTTGGAGTAAAGAGCTTGAAACCCGCAGGCTGTATTATTAGTACCAGTGGTGTTAAAACGAAGAGCACTGACTCCGTTGGCTACGTTGTGATAACCCGTGGTGTTGGAATAGAGTGCAAAATATCCGACAGCTACATTATTGCTGGCAGTGGTGTTGCTATATAAGGCTCTTGCCCCGTATGCAACGTTGTAGTTCCCAGTTGTATTGACACGCAAAGCGTTATATCCGCTTGCTACGTTTTCAGTACCAGTTGTGTTGAAACGTAGAGATTGTATGCCAGTGGCTGTGTTTTCAACACCAGTGGTATTAGAAAGAAGAGAATTTTCCCCGGCAGCAGTGTTGCCTTGACCCGTGGTGTTGTTATAAAGAGCTTGATATCCGCTAGCTGTGTTGCTATAACCAGTGGAGTTTAAAGCAAGAGCTTGGTACCCGTTAGCTACGTTGCTATGACCAGTGGTGTTGTTATAAAGAGCTTGGTATCCAGTAGCTGTGTTGTAAGCACCAGTGGTATTGCTGATTAAACCTTCAAATCCAAAGGCTGTGTTGTTACCGCCAGTGGTGTTTAAAGCAAGCGAATTGTATCCAGTAGCTGTGTTACCACTCGCAGTGGTGTTGCTTAAGAGAGCTTGTCTTCCAACGGCTGTATTATTACCGCCAGTGGTGTTGGAAAAGAGAGCATGGTAACCGTTTGCTGTGTTGTAAGCACCAGTGGTGTTCGTATGAAGCGCACCAGCACCTTGTGCTGTATTACTAGCGCCTGTCGTGTTACTTTTTAAAGCTTTATTGCCAACTGCAGTATTTTCAGATGCTGTAGTGTTTAGAGTTAGTGCTTCATTTCCAACAGCTACGTTGTAACTACCAGTGGAATTTGTAAAGAGTGCCTGATACCCACTTGCTACGTTTTTATCACCAGTAGTGTTGCTATAAAGAGCATTGACCCCGCTTGCTACATTACTAGAGCCAGTGGAGTTGAGGACTAAAGCTTGATACCCTATAGCTGTGTTAAGAGTACCCGTAGTGTTTTGCTGTAGAGCACTTTTCCCGTTAGCTGTATTGCCACCGCCAGTAGTGTTGGTATACAGAGCTTGAAATCCGGTAGCCGTATTATTAGTACCAGTGGTGCTGTAATACAGCGCATACATTCCACTAGCTGAGTTATAACTACCAGTGGTGTTAGTATAAAGAGATTGCATCCCAATGGATGTATTGAAAGTACCTGTAGTATTGGAATAGAGAGCTTTAAAACCGTGGGCTGTGTTGTTAGAAGCAGTGGTATTTGAATAAAGAGAACCTATCCCGTAAGCTGTATTGTTATCAGCAGTGGTGTTTGATGTAAGAGCGTTTACTCCGCTAGCAGTGTTGTTACCACCAGTGGTATTAGAATAGAGAGCACTGGATCCGCTAGCTGTGTTACTAGCACCAGTTGTATTGGAATAAAGAGCTTGATGACCGCTAGCTGTATTATCACTAGCAGTGGTATTGGAATAAAGAGCTTGTCGTCCGGTGGCTGTGTTTCTAGAACCAGTAGTGTTTAATCGAAGAGAGTTGAGTCCGCTAGCTGTGTTGAGAGAGCCAGTGGTGTTCGCCTTGAGGGAACCTGCCCCGACAGCTGTGTTGTAATTACCTGTGGTGTTTGCACCGAGGGGGCTATCTCCACCGATAGCCGTGTTGTAATCACCTCCGGTATTAGAAGAGAGAGCATTTAATCCTACAGCTGCGTTGAAAGTACCATTGGTGTTTGCATTCAGAGCACTACTACCAACCACCGTATTACTTGAAACGTTACCCGCACCACGGCCAATCGTTAGTGAGTTGATGGTTGCGTCTGCAGTAAACGTGGCGTTGCCACTTGAATCGATTCTGAGTCGCTCACTTGCACCTGTAGATATATAGAAATGATTTCCGGAAACTGTACCAATCTCTGCAACATTAGCGCTTATCGCAGCATTAAGCATACGAATAACAGGAACGGTTGCTCCATCCGTAGCTGGTACAAACGCAATGCCACCATTCCCAGACGGTGCTTTAACATTAAGGCGGAAATTGTTGTTAACTCCTGTCGTACCTACGTTTAGATTGCCCGAGCTGTCGATTGCCATCCTCTGTGTAGTAGCCGTAGCAAATACCAAAGAATCCGTATTATTTTGATACTGAATATAACCTCTATAAAAGTCACTTCCACTTGCTCCATCACCCATCAAAATACTACAATTGCCGGTAGTGGAAGAGGCAAGAGCCATTTCACCATTACCTGAACCGTGTGTTCCGATTTGTAGTGCTCTAACTGGACTCGTAGTGCCAATCCCACAATTTCCAGTCGTCAATACATTCTGACTACCAAAATTAGGACTTACTTTAGTACCAGCGATCGCTGCAGATGCGTTAACATCAGCGTTGACGATAGACAGATCAGAGATATTTGACGATGTAACAGTGATATTCGACGGTAGTGCTCCTGAAGAAAGTTTACTCAGGCTTATAGCAGCAGATGTACTAATATCGGCATCTACAATAGTGCCATTCACAATATTTGATGATCCTATAGTAATTGTGGAAGGTAGTGCTCCACTTGCCAATTTGTTTAGAGCAATAGCTGCAGCGGAATTAATGTCAGCATTGACGATTGTCCCGTCAAGAATCATCGTGCTTGTGACCGTTCCAGTATCTCCTACAGTTACAACGTTGCTGCCACCAACAGAGACATTCCCGCTGCTATCAATAACAAGCCGTTGCGTTCCAGCCGTCGCAAAGCTCAGCTCATCTGCACCACTTCTATAAATACCAGTATTGCTATCAGAATTAAATGCAAACGCAGGTGCAGCAGCGCTGCCATCCCCTGCATTTTCCAATAAATCCGCAATCGTCACCTTCTTGGTAACGTCGTTCACCAAATCGACAATCGGCAAAATATCTGAACTGGCCGGATCGACGTATGCCGTCAGGTCCGAAATCTTGACGTTTGCCATGACTGTCGATGCTTTAGCTTAATTTTAAGACCAAGTGCCAATTGCCACTCGTTTCCAAGTGTTCGTGGCAGTGCAAACGTAGATGTAGTTTGCATCCCATGCCACCTCACCCAACGTTCCAGCAGCCGTAGCTGATGCAGGAGTATGAGTTGGCAAAATAGGCCGTGACCCTAACGTCACATTTGCGGCAGTGATTGCCGCCATGCTCGTTAACGTCCCAGCAGCCTGGACCTGTAGGTCGATCTTGCCGTCTTCTGTCGTATCAACTGGGTCGACAATTGACGCCTCAATCTTGGCAAACTGAATTTGCTCAGGCGTTCCAGCACCGTTATTGCCCTGGAAAATCAACGCACTTAGTGCATCAGCTGCTTGACCAACAGCACCATTGCGGTGGTGATACAACGTAATGTCACCAGCACTAACAGCAACGTTTTCCTTTGACTCAAGGAATAACGCTGTGTTTTCTACTGATTCGGTGATGTGGAGCGGATGAGCTGGGGCAGCTTCACCAATGCCAACCTTGTTGCCAAACAGACGGATCCGTGTCGCAATAGACCCGCCCGATGCGGTCATCAAATCAAGAGTGCCATCCTCTGATCCGCTAGTTGGGTCTTGGATTTGAGCAAGGATCTGGGCATACGCCTGAGCGTTGCCTGCATCATCCTCTCCGCGAAACTCAAGATTGCCAAGATTGTCATTGGCAGCAGGTGACGCAGAGTTGCGATACAGCACAACATCAGGTGCCGTATCTAGGCCAGCATCAGTGTTCTCAATAATGACTTGATCAGTCGTATCGGTACTAAACAGATGCAATTGAGCGGCAGCCGTTCCAGTGCCTAGCTGAAAGCCAGTCGCCGTAATCTTGCCGATGTTGGTCGAGTTGGCACTAAACGCCAATTCATTCGCACCAGAGCGATATAACCCTGTTGCGCCGCTATCTGACAAAAATGCAACAGCAGGGCCAGCTTCCGTTCCATCAGGCAATGCCTTATGAAGCGTGCCAAACGCAACCTTTTTGTTTTTTAGCGCGTTGTTAGCCTCAGCAGTAACAACGATTGGGAATACGTCTGCAGTAACAGGTGCGGTGAGTTCTGTTAGCGCAGAGATTTTGCGGTCAGACATCAGCCAGCCTCCAGGGTTTCAACACGGGCCGTCAAAGCAGCAATCTCAGCGAAAGCCTCTTGCAGTCCTTTCATCAACAATGGCACCAACATATCCTTGCCAACACCCATGTATTCAACATTGCCATTTTCATCAACGCTGTCTTCCATTCCCATCACTGCAGAAGGAACTACGGCTTGAAGCTCCTGAGCAATAAAACCTTCCTCGTAGGTTTCAGTGCTGATCATGCGGAAACGGTGCATCTGAATCTGATTGATTCGAGACTTGGCCTCCGGCATGTCAGTAATGTTGTCTTTCAGCCGACGGTCTGAAGCGTCAATTAAAGAAACGTCTGTTGCGCTGATAATTCCAATTCGTCCAGCTTGTGTGCCGTTTGAACGAAACTCAACAACAGAGCCAAGCTGCGTTCCGCCTGAGCCAACTCTGTTAAATACGCCGGAAAAGCTGTTGTTACATGTAACGCGAATGCGGCCGCGTTTTGAAATAATTAATCCTTCGTTTGTCGTGTTATTTGAAGCCGTGGGGTTGGTTTGCATCCCCCAGTACAAAGACGGTCCGTCTGCAACGCCGTCAGCGTCAGTGCCGTTGTCTTTACCGATTGAAAAAAGCGTATGGTCAGCGCCGCTGAATTGAGTTACATAAGCAACAGCGCCAAGAGATGAACGGTAAAAACCGTAATCAGGACCGTCAGTGCCAAACGTTACGGATGGAGCAGCCTCGCCACCTGCAGGAAAAACAATTCCACCGCTAGTTATGGAACGCAGTGAAATCCAAGCACTGTTTGCGCCATTGCGAATCTTCAGCTCGCCTGCAGTAGTGTCAACCCAAAACTGATACGCAAACGTGGTGGAGGGAGCGGTGCCCCCGCTGTGGTTCGTAAATACCGCTGCAAGCTGTGTATTGATGTCGCTACGAACGGCGGATCCACTCCCATTCGCAACATTGCCGTCAGCTTGAGCCATGATTAATTCAGCTAAGGGGTCGTTGGCTGTAGTGTGCCATATCCAGTCGCAGTATATCTAAACCTGCGGCTAACGACTTGATCGCCATCGAATGAAGTTTTGAACGTAACGCTAAAACCAGTAGCAGTCGCTTCAGACATTTCAAAGTAATCATCAGTCTGCATGTCATAAGCGACAATGCTGACAGTAACCTTGGTGTCAGCATCGACATAGAACGGATACTCAAAAGCTACGTCTTTCGTTCCTTCCCCAGAGTAGATAAGTTGGCTGCTTTCAACTCTACGCTCCAGTTGTATTAAACAACCTAGTTGATCAATCAACGGCGTCTGATCAGGGTGGAACGTTTCTAGTTCCGCCTTGAACTGGAACTGCCTGCCAACGTAGTTTCCGTTTTCAAGAGGAATCCAATCTTCAAATTCTAAGTTAGAGTTAAGTTTAATTTTGCTAGCATCTTCAAGCTGAAGAGAAAACCCATCTTCTGTAACTTGATACTCATCAACAGATGCGTTGTCTGTCTTACGGAAATAAACACTGACGTTTGTATCATCCGGGACCAGGCCGTCAAAATCAGTCCAATTGTTAATAAGCTCAGTCCTACTATCAATCAAATCACTTGTGTAAATACCACGCATCAATAATCTTCTCTTTAAAAGAATGCTGTATTTTGCGCCTAAATCCAAGGTTTTTGCGAAATGATATACCCCTGACGTATTTTGCGTTCCAATAAAATCAACTGACGTTAAGTTGTCAAAAGTGCCGCTAATGTCATCAATAAACGCATCCCCGTCAAGAACTAGCCCATCCAAATCGTCGTTGTAATAAACACCATCTTTTTGGCCTTGGAACTCAAACGGATCTTGATGTTCATTGATAACTTCTAAATTAAACCTTGGTATTCCATCAGGCAGGTTAATGATTGCAATAATTGCGTTTTGACTTCTTATGCCGGTCTTGGTCTCAAATTTAACGAGGTACGTGCCCTCGATTAAAGGCAAGCTGACGTAACCAGCCCTGGCCTCAACGGTACGCAACAAGGAACCATCAGCCCAAGAAGCAGGGTTAGTTGTGCTTGTTTTGTCTGAATGACGAACAACCGCCGTCAAATTTAAAATATTTCCACCAATAGAAGGAACGTTCCAGCGAAGAACGGCTTGGTCTTTGCCTACCGCTTCAATAGTGACATTTTCTGGATCAGGCGGCAGTGTCTGGCTCGTCAAGCCATCGACACCTGTACTAATGTCAGGCGAACCAATCGCAACAGTTAGCGTTGCAAACACCGATTCTTTGTTGTTTGGTGCCGGACCAACTGATTTAACTTGGCCAAAGAAAGTTGCACCAACAGGCAAGCCATCGATATTGATATACGTGTTTGTTGTCTCTGCTTCAATATCGTTTCCACTACCTACCCTGTAGCGAACTTTAAATTTAACCGCAGTGGCCTCTAGCCCTCTGCTCCAAGAGAACGTGGTTCTGTTAACTGTATTGTCGTTTTGACTAATCTCTGCAAAAGTAACCTGCAGATCTGTTGGCGCGTTTGGCTTTTCATCAAAAATTGAAATGTCGGCAAAATCAAGCTGTGAATCTTTTCCTTCAACAACGCTGTAAACGTTATCTACATGCTGAACTCCAGTAATTACATAAACGCCGCCCTCGCCTTCTCCTACAGAAAGGCAACGAAACTTTTGGTTTTCAACGCTGTTGTTTGAAATCGTGTAGACCGCATCATCAGCTGGAATCTGGGAAAAAGAGCTAGAAACGTTAATCCGAGTGCCAACAACACTACTGATTGGTTTTGCTTCAACCGTTCCATCAGGCAAGACAACTGTCAAAACGTTGTTGCTGCCAGAAGGCAACGTGATCGTTTGGTCGCCTATGACAAAATCAAACTCCGCTCCAGCAACACGCCCAGCCAATCGAGCGCCTTGACGCATTGCGTCCGACACGGCAAAGATCTGCCCAGGCAATACCGCAAGACCTTCTAGGCCAACGGAAAACGACACGATATTGCCGTCAACCTCTTCTGACGTAAGAATCCATCGACCCATCCTCTGGGCCTGGTATTTAGATGTGCAGCCAAACGCCACAACATCACGCTCTTGGAAGCCGTACTTATCGATTAAGGCCCTGTTTTCAATAATTACATGGTCTGGCTTGTAAAAATTGTCTGGATCGTTATACCTAACAGTGACCCGCGTGCTGCGTGTTTTAAGAGATGATCCGCTGTATTCAAAGCCTCCACCAACAACACTTGAATTATTAAAAACATGAACAGGGTCAAGAACACTACCATCTAAGTTGCCGTGATCTGCTGCGACCTGTACGGTGTCAGACTTCCAGTAGATCATCCCGCGAAATACGCTGGCTAGATCTTGCAAGACGTTGTAAGCATCAGCCCGTGAACCAATCACAGTGTTGATTGCAAACCTAGGCTCTGTGCCTGCCGCAGGATTTGAAAAGTCTTTATTGATAAGCTCATTAGCGTATTTAGACAGTTCAATTAAATCAATCCAACTTACATTTGCAGCGTCAATAAAATCACCCGCTCCATAACGAGCGTTGGTAAGCATGTCGTAAAAACAACAAATGGGGCATGTTGTCCAATGCAATCCATCCTTTAATTGCCCATCAAAAGGAATAGTATTGTTGTATTCCAAGCTTCCGTCAGCCCGAGGCGTGGCATTGCTAGGAATTTTGACTTTTAACCCACGCACTTGATACGCTCGCTTAGGCAATGTGTTAAAAAGCTCTGAGTCAATACTTGAAGCGATACAAGCTGTATTTGCGTAGTTAACTTTAACGTTTGTTCTTGCAATAATAGAAGACCAAACAAGCGTGTCTGCGCGAGTATTTGCAAGCGGTGTTTTTTTAGAAATGTCTTCAAAGTCATTAATTTGCACTTCAAAAGCATCTTCCCGGTTTTTAAACCGCTTTTTTCTTACTCTAATGTTGTAAGGACCGTTGCCAAACTTTCGCTCGTCTAGCTTTATTGGTTGTGTTTTTATCTGATAGTTAGAAGTAGATATTCCTTTGATTATATTGCCGTCAGTGATCCCATCGGTGGTCAATAGATCAATTGGTTGATAACCTCCTTTACTCCCTTGAACTGCAACTTCAAATTTTATTTGTGCAAAAAACAGCTGCCCCTTTGCAAGACCCTCCATCCCCTGGCAGTAAAGCTTAGGAACAGTAAAAATTAATTGAATATCGTCTACAAACGAATCTGTAATTGTGCGAACAACTACACCTTGGCCATAATCTCGGTCTGTTACTTTGTTTTCTGCGTCAACTGTTTCGCTGTAATTTGCTCCAACCTGAACGCCAACATTGATTAATGTCGTAACATTATCCTTAAATGCAGTTTGATCGCTAAACGGAGGCTGCTTAGGCATTCCGTTTTTAAATTCAAAATCGTACGTTCCAGCTCCCTTTCCCGGCACCTCCGTTTCGTCTAAAAAGATGCTGCTTCGGCTTTTTGTTAATCCTTCAATTGGGCCTTCGCCTATGATGTCGACGACATGAAGATTAGTTTTAGAGTTGAGAGCCATTCCTAGATCAAGTCGTAGCCGTAGCCAATAATAGTCAACTTTGTTCTGTTTACTGTCTCTGCATCGACAATCTCAACCCTTAGGCGAAGGTCATCGGTCTTGCCTGCTCTTGGCACTTCAAATCGATGACCGTAAACCAAAGTTTCGTTGGAGTGAAAAAGTCCTTGAACTGTAACGCCTGCACTTGCCCCCGTAAAATTTGGCTCTCCAGGTCGCTCAAGCACAAGCTTGACTTCATAACTTATGAACCCAGGTATTTCGGTAGAGCCTGCCCCTGAAATCCTGTCAAACAAACCGCCTTCTATTTTAAAAATTACGTCAATTTTTTTACGCTTATTGTTGCCTTTTTTGTATTTTAAATTGTCATTTGAAATAGAACGTCCTTCCTCAAGCGTTTTTTCTAAACCTGGACCAAACCCTTGGTCAATCTTGACTTTTTTGTCATTGTCAGTTGTTCTGATTTTGTATTCAGGTCTTAACCTTTTTGTGTCCAACCCAGCCGCAGAATTAAACGCCCTCTTAAGACGCTCACCATTAATTGTTGTTCTGCTTACATCTGGTGCAACAATCGTTTTTGCTAAACGATCTGAATCGTCAGTTACCTGAAGGTCGACAGCCATAAGATGACCGCCAGTAATTACTTCCCCATAAATTACAGGGACAGTCGCGCCCGTCCCAACGGTGTTTGCAGGGCCTGAAAACCCATAAGACTGCTGACCGTCTGCACCACGAGTTACGCCTTGCGCCCCAGTGCCTCTAACGTTTGTGCCGTTATCAAACCGGTTGTTGCCAAGTTTTGGCATTTCTGGTTGCGGCGAAATTAAATTCGCCACCCCGCTAAGAATCATGCTTGCGCCAACAGCACTTAATGCTGTGCCAATTGTTGTTGCAGTCAAAACAGCAGTAGTGGAAATACCAGCTACACCAGCCGCCCCAGCTCCAAAAAGCCCTACCGTTCCAAACAAACCAGCGCCAGGTAACAAAAACGAAGCCGCAACCAAGCCAACGCCAAACAAAATTTGACGCGTTGATCCGCCACTACCGCTAATCACCGGCACAAGCATCATCGGCTTGCTGCCAAACGGCAAATGCAATTCGTCATATCCCATCGCCGCACCAGACTGAATTAGCTTGTAGCCAATCCCATTTTCGTGCGCTGTTACCAGATCTTTCTGCAGCTGCGGATAGTTGACGCACAGCAGTTTGATCGCATCTGCTGGTGTCCTTAGGTTGTAATACTCGTGTTGTGTGCCGTATTTATCGCCCAGCTCACCGGCTAACATCACCAGTTGCATAGCGATAGACGGCGGCAACGCTCTGCCTATAGTACCGCCCAAATGGTTCCACCGCACTGATGCTATTCATGCGCTGGTGCAAAATTCGATCGCCAGTTAGATAAACCGCTGCGTGCATTGGCGTCCTAGTGCCTAACCGCATAATCAATACGTCGCCTTCTTCCCGATCGTCAAAATCTACAAGCACAAAACCAAGCGTTTTGGCATAACGAAAAAAAATGCTATCGGTAGACTCTAAATTTTTTGGCCTTTCAAAGTCAGGAAAGTCAATGCCACGCAACGCGTAATAATCACGCAACAAGCTATAGCAATCCTGCGTTCCATACGCAAACTCCTTGCCAATCAAGGGTAAATAGTTGACCATAAATTGTCTGGCACGGAATACACGTACCAAAGCAGCTTACTTTGCCTACATGCCTTGCGATCACACTCGCTTGGTGACGTACCCTTTGGATGAGAATGCACAATTGCTTCAATCGTTCCAGCGAACATAGCCTTGGCATAATCGTGCGGGTCAAGCACAAAATGTTGTTGTGGAGCGTCAGCAATGTTCTTGCACGGCCAATAGGCACCATCAACAACTAGGCCAACAGCTTCACGCGGCATTTCTGCCTGTGCGTGTTTTATTGCATCAAGCCTGAAGTCTTGCTCCAATAAAGCCTCCAAACGGAATTGCCTCAGCACCATCACCTTTATTGTCCTCAAATCTTTTTCTGCAACTGCTCAGACGCTTACCGCAAACGTCATTGGCCTCCAACGCTGTTGACTCATCATCTATATCAAAGAAATTAGATCCGTTATAGCCGCACTCTGCGCCTTTGTACTTCCAAGGACAAAACTCATTAACAGTTCGCCTAGGCAATTGAAGGTTTATTAAATCAAGCCTTGCTGTCAGCTCAAACTCGACAAATTGCAAGTTTTCCGATGCGACCCGATCGATGTACCACGTCTCAACAGACTTTGCGTCTGGGTCAGCAGTGTCGTTGCCGCTTACACCAATAATAAAATTGGCATTTTGTTGAGTCACAAGCAAGTCGTCGCCTTCTGTCAAAATTAATTGCGGGCCAAAATTAACAGGGTCTAAAAACTTTTTAAATGTACGGATCCGCCTTACTTCTGCTTTTAATGGATTTACTGTAAGAAGAAGTGAACTTATAGCGTTATTAACGTTTGCTACTTTTAAACTTGGTCTTGGCAAAGTACCTTTTGCCGAAAACGCAAAACCATCAACCTCAACAGGAGCTGCAGGGTAAATTTTTCCATCAAATACAACATTTTCAACTAAATTATTTGTTCCGGCGTGATAATACAAAACGCTGTCTGATCCGTTGACCGCTGATGTCAAATGAACTTCAAACAAATCAATAACAGCAGTCGGCGCTAGCTTTTGAAGCTGGTCGGAAAGAGGCTCAAACGCTTCCCACGTAACTTCGTTGTCGACAACAGTATGAGTAATCTGTCGCGGAAAGACTGGCTCGCTTTCGTCTGACGTACCAGCGACAATGCACTTAAATGCAAGCGTTAGGTTTTGCGAAACAGACGCACGAACAACGTCGTTGACTAAATAACTTTTATTGGCCTCCCAGGCGTGGTCAGAGATTGGGTAACTCATTACGCCTCAAACACTTGGACAAAAGTAGCCGTTATGTTGAAAAGGTTTGAATACGGCATCGTCTTAGTCCAGTTTGCACAAACCCATTTATAAGTAGTTGCCTCGTCTGGTGGCGACCAATTAAATGATTCAACACCTGCTCTAGCTTCCAAAAAGTCTTCAATCGAGTTTGCGTCAGCTGTTGTTCTGTTTTGCCAAGTCAAACTCCATGTTTTGGGATCTTGGTTAATTCCAAAGGCAGCACGTTGCGAATATCCTGAACCAAATTGAATTGAACGCACTTTTGGTTGCGCCGCTTTTGAAGCCCCATAGTCAGGAGCAATGTCAGGGAAAGTAGCCATTAGCTCAATAATCCTCCAGGACGTTTTTGCTTGACTAGCTCAGCCTGCACGGCTGCACCAATTGCAGAGCCAAGAGCCTTGGCATTTGGCTGATCACCTTGCACTTTAGAACCAGCGGCGTCAACGTTAACTACTACGTTACCAACGCCCCCAGAGGATTCAACACCAAGCTTGCCATTTGCTCCACGACGCAAAGGCATGATTGCTTCAGGGCCAGCCTCGCCCATTAGCCCCATACCGTTAGCCATTGGGAAAATGGTTGGCTTATTTACAACGCCGCCAGAGGCAAACGGAACAATTTTGTTGTTGGCATACACATTGCCATTAGCTGAAGGGAATATTGAACCCATCAAAGATTTTGTGCCAAAGTTCAGCAGCAAACTAGCCATTTGCCTTAACACGCCAGACAAAGACTCACTTAATGATTTTGTGCCATCAATTAAACCTTCAATGGCACTAGCCATGCTGGTTGCCAATGTGTTTTCTATGCTTTTAACTAGCTTTTCTGTTTCAGTAAGTTCCTTCTTAAATTCTTTTTGATCTTTTGTGCGATCCCTATACCCTTTCCTTTCTTTTTCCAAGAGTCTTAAACCAGTCTTTTTAAATTGTTCTTCCGCTGCTAAAGCCTTAACCTGTGCCGTATTAAAATCAATTTGTCCTGCGTTAAATTGTTCTGTTAATTTTTGGATTTTAATTTCAAGATCAAGTTCTGCCAGCCTTATTTCATTGCCGTCATTAAAAGCTTGGTTTCTTGCTAAAGCAAGGTCAAGCAACTCTTGGCTTGTTGTTCTCATCCGGCTTGTTGTCCCCGAATCAGGTTTTTCTGGGTCTGGCTCTAACTTTCCATCTAGCTTGCTAGGGGCGTCTGGAACTGGAGGGCCAATAAAATCAAATCTTTGTATAATTGGAGTAAGCCTAGCAATTGCATCCTTAGCAAAACTTACTGCAAGCTCCGACGCTGCAGGATCTAAAATTGTTCGCTTAGCTTGCTCAAGCGTTCGCCTTTGATTATCAATAAGCTTGCCACCAGCTCTTTCTTCCATTTCTCTCCCAAATTCTCCTAATTTGTCAAACAATCCAACAAGAGAGTTGGCTGCGTTAGTTGCAAAAGTCTGAAACTGTGCGCCTAACCGTGACAGTTCAGGAGCAACTTTTTCATTTAGTTCTTCAAGTGCAACTTTTAATCGATCCCCTGCGCCTTCAGGTCCGCTAGCAATAATTTGAGCAGTTTCACCGTACCTTTCAAAAAGGTCTTCCGAAAACCGCAAAAAGTCCTGCAAAGTCACTTTGCCGCCTTCAAGAGCTTTGTCTAATTCTTTTGTGCTTAAACCTGCTGATTCCGCAAACAAAGTAAAAGCGCCTGGCAAACGTTCGCCAATTTGTTGCCTTAATTCTTCTGCGCTAACTTTGCCTTTAGAAAAGACTTGCGCTGTTGCTGTTAAGGCAGAATCAACATCTTGCAACGAGCCACCGGTGGCCCTAACTGCAGCAATAATTCCTCTAAAAGACTTAGTAGTATCTGCTAAATTGCCACCTGCGCCAGAAACAGAGGCCTGGAGTTTTGTAAATTGTTTAGTAACTAGAGATTGAGGAATTGCAAAATCTTTTGTTGCTTGATTAACAACTAAAAGAGCTTTTTCATACTCCTGCTCACTTTGAGTGACCCCACGAAGAGCAATTCGTAGTTTAGTTAGCTCTGCTCCGTATTCAGCAACAGCGCCCAAGGCTTGTCTTAGTTGACCAACCTGAGCACCAATAGCACCGCCAACAATTGCCCCACCGGCGCCACCAAAAAGAGCGCCAATTCCTGCACCAGCAGCACCTTCAACCCCTCCAAAAACTCCAGCGCCTGCAATTGTGCCAGCAATCTGTGCGCCAGCTCTAAACCGTCCTTTGCCCTGCCTTCCTTCCGCTTTCTGCAGTTGCTTATCAAGCCTTGCCGCCTCAGCCGTCGCCTCTTTAAATGCAGCACTGCCAATCTCAACTTGCTGCGTAATATCACGCCAAGCGTTTCTGTAACCCCGAAGGTTGGCAATGCTATTAACTGACGTTCTTTGTACGTCTTTTAGCTCTTTTGATATTTGATCAAACGGAGCTGCGGCACTTTTAGCTTGTCGCCCTAGCCCGTTTAAAGTCCGCGTTAATTTATCAAGACCAGCATCGCCTGCGGTTTTTATGACAACTGTTAAGTCGGTTGTAACCTTGGCCATCAGGAGTCCTTCTTGTTCAGGCTGGCGAGTGCGGTTAGTTCCATCACCTGCACCCCTTCAAAAAGAGCGACAGGATCCTTGACTTCATACAGTCTACAGAGGTAGTCCAGTGACGAGTAATTCAAACCAGAAACCCCGCCCATACTGACATTCCATTGCGTTTGCATTCTTAAAAACATTGCAACAATATCCCAGTTCTCTTCCCACACCTCAAAATCCGCAGCCTTACGTGCCTTGCGGTTTGCATTGATTTCACTAGGGTCCATGCCCTTGGACATCAAGTCATCAATGCTTTCGTCAAAGACACCGCCGCCTTCGCACCAATGCTTAGCGGCGGCTTCTAGTTTTTTGCTTGTGACCCCGTAATGCTGTCGGTGTAAGCAGAAATCACACCACGCAAAACGTATGGGTCGTCAAACAGCTCAGCTTGCGCTTCCTCGCTGTAAACGACCTCGTCTCCATCCTCGTCTTTAATCCCTTCCCAACCTTCAACAATTTCACTAATCAAAGCATCGTCGCCTTGCTCAATTAAATCGTTGAAAGCTGAGCGGCTCATCTTTTTAAAGATTGCCGTAAAAGTTTCTTTTTTAAACTTGCCGCCGTCAACAGGAACGTCGACGGCAACAGGCCACTTATAAGAAGAAACCTTTTTGAGAACAAAAGCCATGCAGGTTAGGTGTAAGCGAGTGTCAGCTCGTTGTTACCGGCTGAACTTGGCACCATAGTAGTAGGAATGTTCAACATAACAATGCCTTGGTCTTCCGAATACGTTGGGTTGCCTAATGACAAACCAGTTGACGGAGAACTCAAGGTAATAATGTTACCTGCAGTCGCACCGTGAACAATACTTAAATTGCCTGATGTTCCTGCGACAGAAAGAGCAAAGAAATCTTTGACCGACAAGGCTGGGGCTTCAATTACAAAGTTAGCCGTTGCTGCACGGTCAGTAATTAACACATCTTTGCTTGAGTTAACCAGCTCTCGGTAAACAACATTATTGCCAAGATCAATCTCAGCAGATTGCAACGCCAAGCCTGTGGCCGAGAACAAAGTAAAGCCAGTGGTGTTTGTGTCGTTAAAGATTTCAGGGTCTGCCTGATTACTAAACGTCAAGGTTGGTGACGCTGTATCTGTTGGGGCAACGTACTGCCCGGTCATTGTAAAATTGTAAACCGGAATTTGGTTAGCGTTGAGGCTAAGGGAAAACGTTCCACGCGCTCCAGTCACCTTGTGCCGAATGCCGTCGCTGTCAACGTAAATCGTGACTGATTCAGGCGTTGTTGAGATAGGTGCGTAAGTTACGGAAGTGCTTGAAACAATTGTTTCGCCAAACCCGCATGCTTCAAGCAAAGGACCGTATTTTGGTGCGGTGCCGGCAGCACCGGATCCTGCGTACTCAACGGTAAAGGTAACGCTAACGCGAGTGTTTGCAATTAGCTGAGGGCTGTTGCCTAGATAACTACGAATTAGATCACGCGAAAGAACTTCAGATTCAGCAGGATTGATTTCAAGAGCTGAAACTTGAATTGCGTTTGCCGAACCTGTTGGCGTGCTGTCAGATCCGTAGGTTGACTCGGTTTTGGCGAGGATAGACCTCACTCGGGCTAGTTTTGCCATGTGTAAGGCCTCAGAAAAAGGGCGATGTTTATCGCATCAGTTTAAGTTAACTGCTTCCGCAAGCCAACTCTACGCTGATGTCAGGTCAACGCGGCTTGAGCGATATTTGACCAGATAATCCATACTAACAACCCCTAACGGCACATCAGCCTCGTACAGGCTGAAGTCAACTCGATCAGGATCAATGTCTAAAGCGTAGCCGTTGACAGTGCTGTCAGCCATTATCAAGTTGTGAACCTGCTGTGAGTAAGTGTCGGAGGCGTCATCAGGTACGCCAGATCGAACCAGCACCGTCACCCTTACCCGCAAGGTCCATTGCAATTTATTACTGAACTGTTCGGACGGCTGGTCCGACACCGGCTCGACAATAATTGCGGGCACTTCGCCACGCGCCAACGGTTCAACCCTGCTTCGGTAAACCGTTACGCCAGTGGCAGAATCAAGGTTCGTTTTAATTCGAGCAAGAATCAATTCACGCCTTGTGTCGGCCATTAGTCCTTACTCAACAAAAGCTCAGAAAACAGGCCATCATCGATAGGGCGGTTTTCCCTGACGGTGTAAGCCTCAGATGCAACAGTAATAGAAGTGCCGCGAGCAGCAGAGCTTACGTCTGAAGTTTTTGCCATTAGCAAATACTCGCGACTTAAAGCAACACCACCCGCGATCACGTCCATAGGCGAATCCAAGATACCAACAAAATTGGAACCCCCACCAATTTGGCAGGTAGTCCCAAACTCCTCTGTATTTAGAAAAGCGAAGGTATCTTCAATAGCCATGATCAGCCGTACTTTTTAGAGCCGACGGCAATGACGCTAATAGCGCCAGCGCCTGTACCACCTGCAACGGTGACACTAACCTTGATAAAACGCTGAATCGAATCAGTGTTGACACTGATTTTTTCAGTTGCCGCAGCGTTGGCGCCACTAGTGGTAAATCCACCACCGGTTACGTCGGTGTAAGTACCACCGGACGTGTCGCACTCAGTCAGTTTGACTGCGTAGGTGACACCTGAACCACCAGCTTCGGCGTCAAGAGAAACAGCAATGTCGCCCTCGTAATCAAGCAGGTCAATCGCAGAACCAACTCCTGTGGAATCAACCACATCGCTTGGCAGCAGGTTTAGAACTTCTGTTCTAGTCCCCAGATTTTGGATCGTCATTGGTTGCCTTCCTCCGGCGTTTGGGTTTGACGGGTTGTTCGACTTCAGGAGGTTCGTTGTAAACCTCCGCAAGATCACTACCGATCAGGATATTGGCGTCGGCTGGGGATGCCTCAACGACTTCCCCAATCCGAACCACCTGACCCGCTAGCACAACTTGCTTACGGATCTTGATCTTCATGATCAGAGGGTGTTGTTACCACGGCTGAAGGATTGACCATGGCGGGCTGCCACGTCAACATCCTGCAGCGCAACCACTCGGACAGTGCCAGAGGTGCTGTGGGTGTAAGGATCAACCATTAGATCCAAGCCAGAGAAATAAGCAATGATTAGGTCAGAAAAGTTTCCGAACCAAAGATCGTTGCTTGCCACTTGGTTAGAAATCACAGCTTCATAACCATTCACTTCACCGTTTGTGAAAATGAACTGAGCGGTGTTGCTGGCTTTTTCTGCTGTTTTCAGAGCGCCGCGCATTGCAGCGTTCATCAGATACTTAGGAGAGCCCAGCAAGGCATTGGCGCTAGCAATATCAGACTCAAGCGCAACTACCTCAGCAAATGTTGGGGTGTTAGCGGCAAAGTCTTCAGTCAAAACACCAGTGGTGTCTTTAAGACCCAAGGGCTGGTTGGAAGAACCGGAGCCATAAAGGCCAACACGGTCAATTTCCAAAGCAAGCACTTTGGCAAGATCGCCACGCACCATGTTCTCCACGTCAATGGAAGACTGGATAATCAAACGGCGACTGAAATCGGTGTAAGCGCCACAAGTCTTAGGAGTAAGCGCAACCTGATCAATGGTTTGCTGCGATTCGGTTGGAGAACCGGATTCAGCCACCCAATAAGCAGTTGCGGCACCTGATTGACGAGGAATGTTGACGTTGCCAGAAAGGCCCGTCAACACACTTGCGCCAGCTTCAGTCAATGCTGATGCGTTACGCAGCAGGTCAATAAAGTTGGCTGCATCCAACTCAGTCTCAACAAGGTTGCCACCGGCAGTAGCCGTGCCAGCGGTAAGGTCACGGCGCATGATATCCGATGGGACAGTGATGCCACGAGACTGACGGCCAAGCTTGGCTGCAGCGGCTTCAGAGGCCTCAATTTCAAAACCAGCAGCATCGCGTGCAGCGCGATCGCCAGGATTGCTTAGGTAGTTGATGGCACGCAAGAAGGAGAAGCTGCGAGCTTCTTTTTGCGTGAGGCCGATTTCACCAGCAGTGGTGTCAACGGGCTTGGCGTTAGAACCCATTTGTTCGATAAGAGCGGAGCGAAGTTCGTCAATGCCGCGAGAATTAATTACAAATTCTTGAGCAAGATCGATGTTGTGAGTGCGCTTACCAAGGGCAAGCATTTCAGCAGCTTCTTTTGCTTTGGCCTCGGAGGCCTCAGCACGAAGAAGCTCCAGGTCTGGAGTTTGTTCTTCCATGATGGAAATAGGAGTTGTAGTAGGTACGGCTGAGGCCGTAGACACAGTTTCAACAAGGTCGAAACTGCGACCGATGCCAACCGATTGATCAGCTGGCACGGTCACCAAACTGAGTTCAAACGGCTGGAAAGAGGTGGCCCGATAAGTCATTGGAGTAGTTGACTTATCTTCCTCCATCTCATTGATCTTGTATCCAAAGCTGACGTTTCTGATAATTCCGTCTTTGATTAAATCTTGCATTTCGCGGCCAAGCTCATTGTTGGCAAGCTTGACTTCGGCGTAACCACGCTTGTCTTTAATGTATGCACGCTGCACAACACCAACAATCCGATCAGCATCATGCTGATAAAGCAGTGGTGCGCCATCGTTTAGGCGAGACAAATCCATCGCTTTCTCTGACATCTCCAACACTTCCATGCCGAAGTAACGCTCAACAGGTTCCTCTGAAGCAAATGGAAACTCAATTGTGCGATCTTCTTTTTCGACATAATCAGTGCTGTGCGCCCGCGTTAACGCCGCATCTTCAAACATGCGGATTGCAGCAATCTTGGTGAGAGTGCTGAACTTGTGCCCAACTTTTCTATCTGTAGGTTCACCGTCGCGGTACAACGTAATTAAAGCTGCAGGATCCTCTGCCGTGCCGGTAATTGTAAAACTTGAGTCAGGGACATCAATTTTGCCGTCACGCTCAACACGACTAATACGCCCGCGAGCTGTACCGCCACTGCTGCTCCAAGAAACAAAGTCCCCAGTTTTAAGCGCATCAGGCGCGGCGCGTTCAGTCATGTTTTCGATAGTTTCCGTGCTATCGAGATCATAACTAGGTTCTGTGTCTTTTTTAATTGTCTCCAAATCGTTGACGTTAGCCATTAGTCATCCTCCTCATGGATTTCAGGGTGTTCTGTTTGCTCGACAGGTGGATTTTGTGCTTGGCCTGCTTTGTTAACAGCACTAGGGTCAGAATCTAAGACAATGCCAAGATCATCCATCGTCGCAAGCTCATGGGCTCTTTGACGCATAGTCTCCTCAAAGTCTCCACCATGCAGGGCAACAACTTGAGACAACGTCATGATCCCTGACCGAATCATTGATTTGTAAGCCTCAGCTTCTTTCTGCGGATCTACAAATTGCGCTGCTGGTGCAATCCATTTTGCCTCGTAATAACGATCGGGATCCATGTCAAAGGCAGGCATTTGCAAGACACCTGACATCACTCCCATCTCAATCCAACGCTCATAAATTGGTTGGCACAATTTGTCGATAACGTATTGCTGCAACGTTCTGTAGTGAGCCCGCGTCTCGATCAGCTCCAAGCGAGAAGAGCTGTAGTTACTTTGCGAAAAATCAGAACTGACTTGGGTGTAGGAGCACCCGACACCAGCAGCTACAGCACGCAACATTTGTGCCACAAATGGCGTAAACGCATCGTCTGGGCGCTGAGGCGAAAAGAATTGCATTTCTTCACCTGGCGCAAGACGGCGAATGCTGCCAGGCGAGAAGTCCAAAACAGACTCTTCCTGATAGGTGCCATCCTCAAATAACTCTTGATCAGGAGTACGAACAAAGCCCATCATTGCTGCGCTTGAACGTGCAGCAATGATTTCTGCCTCCTCGTAACCACGCAAATTATTTAGCCGCATGATTGCCGAAGCAAATGCAGTTACCCCACGGGTTTGCCCAGGGCGTTCAACGGAATACAAGTGAATGATTTCATTAGCAGGAATTCGCGTGCGGCGTTTCTTGGCAATCTGCGCGTAACTGAATTGATAATCACCAGGGTGATAGTTCAAAAAGTGGTAAGCCACTGGGGCTGACCATTCGTCAAGCTCAACGCCCATGCGGACGCGATTGCCGTTTGGCTCAAAACCGGTGTAATCATCATCGAGCAAATCTGCCTCGATAACCTCTAAGCCCAACGGGATGCGGCTATCCCCAAAAGACTGGCGGACGAGTCGAACAAAGACTTCGCCTGACTCAATCATGCTGCTGATGCACAGCTGCTGAATTTGCGGCCAAGACAAGGTGCCACCTGCGTGGCAATTCTTGGCTTTGCTCCACTTTTTAAATTCGTGCTCAATAATTGGATTCAAGCGTTCATCAAGGCGACCGCCTCGAATCATTCGCACTTGCGCTTGATGCTTAATACCTTGACCAACGACGTTGTTTTTGACAGCACGCAACGCAGATTTTGCAAAATCTGAATCGCGAACAAGAGCCCGAGCACGATTCCGCAGAATACGCAGGCTGTTTTTTACTTCTGAGTCGGCGCTTGTGCCTTGACTAATCCAATCGGATGTCAGGCGATTCATTTGAGCGCCTGCGTAGTTGCGTCTTGCAACTTTGCGTTTTCGCGTAAAAGGCCACATGACTAACGGAACCTCACTTTGGCTAGGCCAGGATTGCCAAGCCCTTGTCTAATCTTTTCAGCCCGACGCTCGGCGTTGACTTCAGCTTGCAAAGCATCACGCAATTGCAGCAATTCGGTCATCTTGTATCTCTTTAAATTCCGACCGCCAATCGTATATTCCTGAACCATGCCGCCTTGAGACAGCGTTCTAATCGCAGCCTCTACATAGTCAAGATCAATTTTTGCCCTTGATCGATCGTCAAAGGCACCCGGCTGCCCTGTGTAACTAAGAGTGGCCTTGACAGTGAACTGGCCTCGGCCTGCTGTGTACTGAACACCGCCTAAAGACGCAATCCCTTGCCATGTCCACAATCCGGCGTCAAAGCCCGTCGTGACGCTAGAAGGCACAGTGACGCGCCAACCGTCGCTTTCAGCTACCCCTGTGATTGTTGCCCCTTCGTGATTCGTGTTTGTTCTGGCATACCAAGTCAACGTATAACTTGCGCTGTCGATCTGAGTGCCTATTGAATCGTTAAAAGCAGGTACGTCAAAAATGACGGTGTCACCTGCATTAACAATTTCAGGAACAAGAATGCTCACCAGTTGGTAACGAAGGACTGCTGAGGACGACGCGCACCACGTCGTCGCAATGGCTGATATTCAGATTCTACCTTCCTTTCAGGCTTAGGCTCGGCTTTTATTGCTGCTTTCTTGAACTGTTCAAAAATTGTATGTCGGTTGTACCGAAGATATAAAAAGTTCAATGCTGCGTAGGAATAAACAAAACAGTCCAAGGCTTCGTTGCGATCGCCAGCTTTTTTCTTCCACTCACGCACCGCAAAACCCTTGACATAACGGACAACCTGGCGTTCTGACGTGAGCTGCTTGAAATATTCTTCGCTAGCTTCTGCGTGAAAATGAATGTAGCCCGCACCTTCCTCGTTGTGTTTTAGGCGGCCAAACAAAGTCGATTTGATCGTATCGACTCCGACAGGGAACACCTCGGCAGAGTTTTTAAGCACTTGGCCGCGATAGTTGATGTCAACCTTGCTTGGCTTGCCAATTGCAGGCTTATTGCGTTGCGACTGGCCCTTCAGCGCAAAAACGTTGCGCTTCATTCGCTCGCGGCAAAACGCATAGACCTCGCTGGTGAAGTGACCGCCACTATCAATCCCAACAGCAGAAAGCTTGACCTCGTCTCCGTTGTTGCGCTTGTATTTTCTAAAAATTACGTCGTCAACTTGCTCCCATAGCTTTGGCCCTGCAGGGTCGCCATAGATCTCATCGTGTGAGATCAGCCAACACTCTTCTCCTTCGGCGTACGCATAAATACCTACAGCAACGCGATTGTCTTGCACGTCGATCCCCGCTGTAACGATGCTTGCCTTGTCTGGAATTTCACTAGCTGGATAGAACTCGGCACGCTCGCGCAAACCTTCTGCTCCAAGCTTTGCCCCGACCTCTTCCTCCCAGGTCTCACCCAGCACCGTATTGACAAACGTTTTCAACAAAGGAGCGTCGTTTTTTGCACGTAAAAATTCGGTGACAATTTCCTCCCAGCTTTTCCAACCCAACGGCGAATACAAGCTGGACAAGTGAAACCCTGCTGTTCTTTTGTCTTCTGACGTAGCGGTGGCTCGCCACTCGCCCTTGCGAAGCATTTCGCTTTTGTAATGCTCCTCAATGTGCGTCCCACAAGACTCGCAAACGTAAGCCGCTGTTTTTGGGTCGCCGTCACGCCACTGGATGTTTTTCCACTGCAGGTGCTGCATGTGCCCGCAATGCACACAGGGGACAAAATATCGGCGCTGATCAGATGCCAAATATTCCGTTTCAATCCTGCTCATATCCTTGACCGTCGGCGTTGAGGTCAAAATGATTTTTCGACGTGAAAATGTTGAAGCCCGTCGTTCTGCCAACGCACAAGGATCGCCCTCTCCGTCAACGTCAGCAGGGAACGCATCAACCTCATCAAGCAGCACCCAGCGGCAAGGAGCAGAACGCAAACCCGTTGCAGAGTTGGCCCCTGTTAACAACAGGATCCCCCCTGGGTAATCCTTGCTGAACATTGTGTTGCCTGAGTCTCGGCTCCTGGCAGGCGCAATCTTTTCCGCCAAGCATGGCGTCTCATGGATTAACGAATCAAGCCTCTGCTTTGACAACCTCTTGGCCATCTCGATCGTCGGCTGGACAAATAAAGCTGGCCCAGGTGCATGGGCGATCATGTAACCGACGACGTTGTTAATCGATTCTGTTTTGCCCAATTGCGCTCCAGCCATAAACACAACTCTCTGCACAGAGCTGCCCGACGACATGCAATCCATAATCTCTTGCAGATACGGAGTCCGATCCGTCCTCCATGGTCCTGGCTCCGACGACGCCTTGTTGCTCAGCATTCGATACTTATCTGACCACTGAGAAACAGTCAGGTCAGGGTCAGGCCTCAACCCTTCAAGGAATGCGTCCTCATAAACCTTTGCGCCATCATCCATCGGTCAATCTCTCCAATGCTTTACGCAGTTCTTCTGTAAGAGCTTGGTGGATAACAACAGGATCAGTCTCGGCTGCAAATTGATTCGCCACTCGATCGGGAATGGTGTTTACAGCATCGCGCACAGATCGTGCAAGTGAGAACGCTTCCCTCCTGACCTTTTCTGCCTCGCATAGTTTCTCCTCCTTTTCCTCAAGCTCAAGTCGCGCCAACTCTGCGCGGAAGTGTTCTGACTTTGCACGCGATTCGTTGAAACTAGGGATTTCCTGTTCCGATCCAGAGATCCTGCTGATAAGCTGCGGGATTTCGTGATTCCAGGCTGCTAACGCTGCGTCTTGATCGAAATAAGTAACAGCGCCTTTTTTCTTAAATGTCCCGTCAAGTCTGCCTGTTTTCTTTACTTGGCTGACACGCGCAGGGCTAACACCAAGCAGCTCAGAAATTTGCTTCGTAGTAACTAATGGCAACCTGAATTAATAGGAAATTAAATCGACTTTACACACATTTGCAGCAGTTATGCATATATAGGTATTTATAGGGAAAATACTTGCATTTGGGTTCTCCCGCGTTTAGAGTGTCCGGCGCTGACGCTAGCTGAGAGACGGGGTCCGAAATAACC